TAAGAGCTGCACCGCAAGCCAATTTTACAGCGATCACTTATCAGCTTACTAATCCAGAGTTAGACGACATTGATCGCGATTCGCTCATAAATGCCTTTATGGGCTTACCTTTAAGAATTAGCGACTTACCGCCTAACATGGTTGCCGGAACGTTTCAGGGATTCGTCGAGGGCTGGTCGTTTAAGGCTGCCTATAATGAAATATCTATAACGCTTAATCTGTCGCCACTAAGTTATTCGCTGCAAGCTATGTCGTGGGAGCAAGTGCCAATAGCCGAAGCGTGGAATACTATATCTGGAGCACTAACGTGGGAAACCGCGTTAGTCGTAGCATAAGGAGAAAACATGACTAACCCAACGAGCAACTTCGGCTGGCAAATGCCGACCAGCACCGATTTAGTTACCGATTTACCAGCTGACTTTGAAGTCTTTGGTCAAGCGGTTGATACCGACTTCGTCGATTTACTAGGCGGCGCTAATGGTTATATTCTGTCTAAAGCAAGCGCAACAGATTTAGATTTCGCGTGGATACCTAACGATCAAGGCGACATAACAGCCGTTAACGTAACTGCACCGATTACAGGTGGTGGAAGTGCTGGCGCTGTAACTATTGGCGTTAGCGCGGCTTCAACAGCTGCCGCGGGCGTCGTACAGCTTAGCGATTCAACTTCAACAACTTCAAGCGTTCTAGCTTCGACTCCGACAGCTACAAAATCAGCTTATGACTTAGCAGCTGCCGCGGTTCCAAAATCAACAGTTACAACAAACGGCGACATAATTTACGCAACTGGATCAGCAGCTGTTACACGTTTAGGAATTGGATCAACTGGTCAAGTTCTAAAAGTAAGTGGCGGCGTTCCATCATGGGGTTCAGATAACGGAAAAGTTTTACAAGTGGTATTCGCTTCAACAGCCACTCAAACTTCAAACACGACAACAACTTATGCGGACACAACTTTAACAGCTACAATTACGCCTACATCGGCAACGTCCCAAATTTTATGCTTAGTAAGCCAAAATGGTGTTCTAGGTACTTCCGCTTCTAATGGCGTTAAATTGCGGTTACTACGAGGCGCAACAAGCATTTTCGATTTTGCGGGTTCGCTAGGTTACAGTCAAGCAAGTTCAACTCGAAATGATACTTCGGGTAGCTGCAGTTATTTAGATTCGCCAGCTACAACATCGGCAACTACTTACAAAACACAATTTGCACAACGAACAGCGGACGCAACAGCGTGTCAAGTGCAAGTAGTAACAGAGTCACGCAGTTCAATAACCTTGATAGAAATTGGGGCATAACATGGCAACAGGTACGGAAGTTTTAACATTACTAATCCCTAATGGTGGCTGGTATATCTCAGGAGATGAGTTTGAGAATATACAATTTTTAGAGTGTGATCCAATAACTAAGGCAGAATTTGAGGCTGGCTTTGCGAAAGCGGACAAATCTAACGCCGATCAAGCTAAAGCTAAAGAAACCGCTAAAGCTGCGTTATTAACTAAACTCGGAATAACTTCCGAGGAAGCCGCCCTATTACTGTCATGACTTTGACAAGCTATAACGGCTGGACGGCTAGTAAAGATCAATCCGAAATCGGAGTTAAGTCCTACGCAATACCGGGGACTCAGTTAAAGATTCGCTGCGCCGAAGCTGTAGCACCTTTGATCGTGGGATTCTGTAAAGAGTTTAACGAGTTAATTGAGCCGCTTGATGGCGGACAGCTTGACGACTGGGGTTACGCGTTTCGCATGGTACGCGGATCGACCGATCGTTTGAGCAATCACTCAAGCGGAACAGCAATCGATCTAAACGCTACTAAACACGTTCTCGGAAAGATCGGCACGTTTCCAGCTGAGAAAGTTCCAATGATTCGCGCACTTGCTAAGAAGTACGGGTTATTTTGGGGCGGCGATTATAAAAATCGACCCGATGAAATGCACTTCGAAATCAACGTAAGCCCAAAAAAAGTCTCAGAGCTAATCAAGGCGCTGGGGTTAGGAGAAAAGTAATGAAAGAGCTAAAAGCGGTAGGCGCTAGTTATGGGCGATCAGCGATCGCTGGCATGCTGGCGGTTTATATGACAGGCGAAACCGATCCTAAGAAATTAGCATGGGGTTTATTTGCCGGGATCGTACCCGTTCTAATGCGTTACTCGAATCCTAAAGACGTGGCGTTTGGGGCTAAGGCTAAGTGAACGCTAACGGCTGGGCTGCTATGGGCGTGGCAATAGTCACGCTCCTAGTGGCATTTATGACGGGTATCAGACACCTAGTTAAATACTACCTAAGTGAGCTACGCCCTAATTCTGGAGCAAGCGTCAAAGACCAAATTTCGCGACTGGAAACTAGGGTTGACGAAATTTACAGTTTGCTCATAAGCAATTCGACACGCCGCTAATTAGGCGTAAGGCTTGAAATTGTCAGACATTTAGTTCACCCTATAACTAGGGAGCGAATAAGTCGCACCCAGAATCGGGAGCTAAAATGTTTACTATATTGGAATTAGCGGCGGTAGTTATCGCGTGTAGTGCTGGCTGGTGCTTAGTCGGCTGGAGTATTGGCTATAAGCAAGGCGTTAAAGATGGTTTTAACCGCGGTCGAGCCGCTGGCATGAGAGCCGCTACAGATTACGTTCGCAGCTTGTAATGGCGCTGCCACTTGAGGGCTACGAAACAGTAGCCGAGCGAATCGAGAAGTATTGGAATCATTACCCAGCTGGGCGAATTGACGTCAAGATTATCTTTCAAGATGGCACTCGTTACATAATTCAGACAGACATATATCGCGACATTAACGATCCGTTACCTTTCGCAACAGATTACGCCGAGGAAATTAGATCGAGCGCTAATCGATTCCCGCTAGAGAACGGAAGCACTTCCGCAATCGGTCGAGCTTTACATACTGGCGGCTTAAGCAAGTTTAGCGAAAACAGTAATCGACCATCACTCGAGGAAATGAAGCGAGTCGAACGCCCAGTCGTTGCCGCACCCAAAGAGGCTGCGTTACCTAATGGCTCTTATGATCCATGGGCTGTCAACAGCGTAATCGCTGACGTTGCGGGAACTTTGACTGGAACTAAATCGTGCGCCCATGGGGTAATGATTAGAAAAGAGGGCGTCGGAAAGACTGGACGTCCCTTTAAGGGCTGGGTATGCCCGGACAATGTTCGGACGTGTGCGACATGGGAATAACAAAAATAACCCTTACCAAAGACGAGGAAATACAAGCTGCGGCAGCGGCTTTCATCTGTGAGTCTAAAGGCGTAGAAAATTACTATTTCCATGACCAATCAGCCCGAGGCAATATACACGAGTCGATTCGGCGTACAGCTGAAGCGTTAGGAGCTGAGATTGCAGCTGCTAGATACTTCGGCATTACAGACTTTAAGCTCGAATTAGATAAGTTTAAAATACGAGCTGACATAGGTAATCGAATTGAAGTCAAGCATACGAAATGGATCGACGGACATCTGATTCTTAGGGAAAGGGATAGGGTCGAGGACTTAGCGGTGCTAGTTTGCGGCGAAAGTCCTAATTACTGGATCAAGGGCTGGATCCCAATTAGAGCAGCTAAGACAAGCCGCTTTAAGCATGACAAGGATAATTCGTGGTGGGTAAGCCAGCACAATTTAAACTCAATGTCGAACTTGAAAGAGAGCAATTATGGACAAATTGAAATTTGACTGTCGGCGCTGTAAGCGCGAAACGTTACAGATCGAGCGGATAGTGACCGACTTACTTCCGCCGGGCGTTAAGACGCTTGAGTGCACAGTATGCGGCGTAATGGGCGTATGCCTAGTGGGGAGCAAAAATGCCTAGTCTTAACATCAAATGCGGCTGCAAAACAGCACCGGACATCAAAGTCATGGTGCTAACAGGGGTTGTTCCGATTGCCCAAATCATTTGCCAGAATTGCGATTTTAGTTATATATCCGTAGGCGGTCAGGTAGTAAATGCCTAGTTACCTATATCGCTGCGACCAATGCGGCGGCGAGTTAGAGCTCAATCACCCAGTCGCGACTCATGGCGACAGCTCTCCATTATGTTGCTCATACCCGATGGCTCGAGTGTTTAGTGCGCCGAGTGTAATCTTTCGCGGTACTGGGTGGGGCGGTGATAAGTAATGCCATTTGACAATAAACATTACCGGATCAGCGCTCGAACCTATTTAGCCTTATGCTGTAATGAGATTATGTTCCGTTATACCTGTCGCACATGCGATCAGGTTATGGGCTGTTATTACTGTGACTTTAACTATGATGAAGCCCATGAGTGCGATTAATAGTTATCCACAGTTACATAAAGTTATCCACACCCTGTGGGAATCGCCCAAGATTACGCTCATGCTTGCAACCTATTTGACATCGCTTGTACGATCAACTCTCTCGACGAGAGCCCCACGGGGGGCGAGCTCGCGGCGAGTCCTACTATCGGGCGTACTATGTTTAGCGTGGGCTATACCGAGTCCCACATGGGCTAGTTCAATAACATCTAAAGATAACTACAAGCTTTATTTACATAGCCGAGTAGTTAGTGATAGCCAATACCAATGCGCGTATAAGCTGTATATGAAAGAATCTAAATTCGATAGTCGAGCCGTTAACGGTAGTCACTATGGCATACCTCAGCTGCGTAACAAGAAGCTAAAGAACTTAGATGGTTACACTCAAATAGATTGGGGTATCCGGTACGTCGCTCATAGATATAAGGGCGACTACTGCATAGCATGGCAACACTTCAAAGACAAGGGGTGGCATTGATGGCTAGTGCTGTTGATAATGGTACGTCCCATAGATGGAAAAAGATTCGTGAAAGGATACTTAGACGTGATGGGTATTGCTGCCAACAATGCGGACAAGATAACGGAAAGTTACACGTCGATCACATAATACCAAGGCGACTAGGTGGGACTGATTATGACGAGAATTTACAAGTATTATGCCAAAAATGTAATTTAAGCAAAGGTGGGCGTTTTTTTGGTATACCTAAATCAC